ATAGTAAAAAAAGTAATTAAAGAAGTAGCAAAAGAGTTATTACCAAAAAAGAAAATAATACCAAAATATTACACTGAGACCATTGATGTTAACAGAATATCAGCATTGATACAGTATGATACAATGGTACAAGCCAGGGAGTATATCAGGAATGAGATTGAGCGAAAAATAAGGCAAGAACAAGATGAGGAAGATTTTTTAATGTTGATGTTTTTATAACTAATAGGCATTAATAATGGGATTATTAACCATTGAAACAGAATATTTCAAGAATGAAAAAATAATAAAAATAGCGGATGAATATGGCAACGTATTAACTGATTTACACATGGTTGATTACGTTGTATTTAATTTTGAAAGCGGGAAAACTCTTAAACTTGGCTTGGATTGGCGAGGCAGAGATTGTTATATATCACAATATGAATAGGTATTGCAAATGAGCGAAGCAGAAACGATTGTTGAAGAGACAATTGCACCGGAAGAACCGATTGAAGAAACACAAGAACAACCTGAGCAAACTCAGGAAGAAACAGAAAAAGAGAAGTACTCTAAGAGAGTCCAGAAAAGGATTGATAAGCTTGAATGGGAAAAGAACGAGGAGAGGCGTAGAGCATATGCACTTGAGCAAGAGTTAGAGCAATTAAGGCAGGGATCACAACAAAAGCCACAACAAAACACAGGCGAGCCAAAAGCGGATGATTTTCCAGCAGGTCGATATGATCCTGATTATTTGTTGGCTTTGACTGAATACAAAATACAACAATCTATTGACAATTTACAAAAATCTGCTAATGTTAGTGAGCAAAGAAAGCTAGTTGATATGCAGCAACAGCAGGCTAGGCAATCCCACGATGATTATGACGATGTTACATCAGACCTACTTGATCATCCTCTTGCTAACGATCCTGTTTTTAATGATGCAATCCTAGCCTCTGATAATGTTGCGGAAGTTGCTTACTATCTAGGCAAAAATCAAGACCAGTTAGATCACATAGCAACGCTTCAAGGAAATCCAGCCAAGATGTTGAAATACATTGGCAGGATTGAAGCAATGTTAGAAAATCAAAAACCTTTAGACAAGCCTAAACCGGCAACATCTAATGCACCAAGACCTATCGCTCCTGTCGGCAGCGCAAAACCAGAACCAAGCAGCAAAGACCCTAATTCAATGCCTATGGATGAATATATCAAATGGCGTAAGGGCACAAAATAACCCAATTTTATGGGACTATAAGTCCCGCAGACAAGTGACCCAAGACAGGGGAATACAAAATGGCTAATACCTTACTTACATCCAGCATAATCATGAAAGAAGCACTCATGATTCTGGAAAACGATTTAACATTCACGAAAAACGTAAACCGTGAATATGACGATAAATTCGGCGTAGCTGGCGCTAAAATCGGTGCCACAATCAACGCAAGAAAACCACCTCGCTATGTTGGACGCTCAGGTCAGGCATTACAGGTTGAAGGCTCAACTGAAAACTATGTACCTATCACCCTCGACACACAATTCGGCGTTGATATTTCCTTCAGTTCAGCAGACTTAACTCTACATATCGATGAGTTCAGCAATCGCTTCTTAAAGCCAGCAATGGCTACCATAGCCAACAAAATTGACTATGATGGCACTGGACTTTACAAAGATGTATTCCGTTACATCAACGCAAACAGCGCCGCAGGTACTTTGACTGGTGGATCAGTTACAGCAGCACAAGCCCAGGCTCAAATATTAGGCGCAGGTGCGATCTTAACTGAGTCTGGCGTACCTAAAGACGGGCAACGTGGTCTTGTTATGAGCCCTAATTCAACCGCCTCAGCAATCACTCCTTTACTGGCACAATTCAACAATGCTCAAAAAATATCTCAAATGTTCGGTGAAGCAACAGTTGCATCACGTACATTAGGTTTTGATTGGGCAGAAGATGCTAACGTACAGGCGTTTACTCCTTCCGCTTCTGGTGGTTTGGTTACCGGTACATCAACTGGCACATTAACCGCATCAGGTGCAACAACTATTGCTGTCGCATCGGTTACTGCTGGTACTGTTCCACGTGGTACTGTATTCAGTATTGCTGGTGTTTATGCAATCAACCCACAATCAAGAGTTTCAACTGGTCGATTGATGCAGTTTGTTGTAACTGCGGATACTGTTGTTACAACTACCGGCACATTGCCGATTTATCCTGCATACATCCCTTCTGGTCAATTCGCGACCTGTACCGGATCGGCAGCCGGTGGCTCATTGATTACTTTGCACTCAGGCGCAACCGGAGCCGGCCCATACGATCAAAACCTGGCTTACCATAAAGATGCATTCACTTTGGCAACTGCTGACTTGCTGTTACCTGGTGGTGTTGATATGGCGGAACGTGCAAATCATCAAGGCGTATCAATGAGAATGGTGAGACAGTACGACATCAACTCAGATATGTTCCCTGTCCGTTTCGATGTCCTATATGGCTGGAAAACCGTATATCCTGAACTCGCTGTTCGTGTCGGCGGCTAAACCAAACATTAAGGAGGTAGCAATACCTCCTTTTAACTAAAAGAGACTAAGATTATGCCAGATTCAAATTATAGCGGTTTAGGACCGATAGTACCTATCGTCACATACACCAGCGGCTCAACCTACGCCATCAACTCAGGTTCTGAACTTGCAGCCGGTGCATCATCTGCAAGCGCAGATATTACCTTCACAGGTGTTGCTACTACTGACAAAAATATCATGTTTGGCCCCAGGGACGCTTATGTAATCCCCACAGGCATAAAACTTGTATCGGCCAAAGTAACAGCAACAAACACTGTTTCTGTTGTCTGGAAAAATACCACAGACAAAGCCATCACACCACCTGCGGCAGCAACGTGGACACTGGTTGTGTTAAAACAAATGTTTTATGTAGCTGAAAACGCAGAATAAACGCTCAATCCTCATTATAGCCAAGGAAGGCTCTTTTTTAGGCTAATATATGTCAATAGTAGTCGGTACAACAGGGCAAATAATTACTGTAGTTGACATAATTACAGCGGCTTTGCGGCTCTTGCAAGTTAAAAGTTCAGATGTTGACTTGTCAGCAGAAGAAGTTAATGATGGTTTCCAGGCCCTAAACATGATGGTTGATGGTTGGAGCAATGAAAGCCTAATGCTTCACCATATATCAAAAGAAACTTTCGCTACAGTTGATAATACTCAATCTTATACCTTAGGTTATGGTGCTGTATGGAATACTGACAGACCCATAAATGTTGAAGCAATGACCGTTTCAATATCTGGCACTGATTGGCCCGTTCAACAACTAGCCTATGATGACTATGCATCTATCAGGTTAAAGTCATTACACTCAAACTTCCCTAGGTATTTCTACGTAGATGAAGGAGTGCAATTCTCTACTGTCTATATTTATCCAGTTCCAGCAAACCCTCCTCCACCAGTTACACTTTACATGCGTAAACCATTAGCTCAATTCATTAGTCCAACAGAGCAAATAATATTACCTCGTGGCTATTTGAGGGCATTGAAATACAACCTTGCCTGTGAACTGGCTCCTGAATATCAAACTAATGCAGGTGAAGCCGTCATAAAAGCAGCCATGACTAGCAAAGCAGACCTTAAGCGCACAAATCACCGGATGATTACCTTGCAAACAGATGTAACCGCACTAACAAGCCGCCATCCACGATATAACATCTATAGCGATCAATAATAACAACTATGCAAAAATACCAAAATTCAATTCAAAATAGAGCTGGTGATGCAATCTACAATGCATTGATTACTGTCACCACTTTAGCAGGTGTTCCGGTCGTTGTATTTTCTGATAATGGCATAACAGTACAGCCACAAGTCAGAACTGATGATAAAGGGATGTTCGCGTTCTATGTGTCGAATGGTAGATACAATTTGATTGTATCAGGTACAAATATTGTAACCTACACATTAACTGATGTCGTTATTGATGACAGCACACAAAGCACTATAGTTGTTGATACTTTTGATACATTAGCTACCGTTGATGATATTCGAGACCTTATTGGCGTAACTAACAACACCACTGTATCGACACTGGGTTATTGGTCAGCAGGTGATGGTGGAGCAGGCACATATAGATTCGACCTTGCAGACACAACAAGCGCAGATAACGGAGTTACCATTATTGTTGCCACTGATGGCGGTCGGTGGAAATTAGTCCATAACGGTAAGATTTATGCTGCACAGGCTGGCGCTATAAACGATGGCGTAACGGCAACCCAAACGTATATAAATGCTGCTTTCACGGCAGGAATAAAGCATCTTGTGTTTGATGCTGGAAGTTATTTGTTAGCTGGTTCAATAACATTAAGTGGTGTTAGACAGAAAATAACATCAGAAGGGAGCGCTGTATTTATCAGAGGAACTGCTACAGGTGCAATGGTTATTTTGTCTGGTAGTTATTGCGAAGTTAATGGCATTGAATTTAATGGTGACAGAACCACATACCCGGCAAGTACATCAAGTTGCATTGCCTGCCCAGGATCATATAATATTATATCTAACTGTATTGTGCATGACAGCCCTGTTCATGGCATTTCTATGGATGGTCAAACATCCGCATTAGCCAACAACAACAGCATAATAACCAATACAATCTATGATTGTGATGGCATTGGAATATCACAACATACTGCACCAGACAACACAATTGCTGATAATGACATATATGATTGTGTCAAGGAAGGAATAACAATTGATGTAACATCCCATAGATGCAGGGCTATCAATAACAGAATAACAGGTTGTGGCGCATCTGGATGTGGTGGCATAGGCATAGATAAAACATTCAATAGTGTGGTATCAGGCAACTTTATTGATATGGCGGCCATTGTAAAGCCCGGTATATGCTGCAATGGTACGGCAGGCGTAACAAACAATTGCTCATTCTCAGGCAATACAATCATCGGAACAGACATTGGCATATTGTTAAAAAGGCTTGAGGTTTGGGTTAGTGGTGCTGGATTTTATGAGAGCAACTACAACTCAATCATAGGTAATACAATAAAAGACTGTTCCGAAGGTATTAAAATCGGCAAGGATTGCAATGGCAATGTAGTAAAAGGAAACACCTTTGAGAACTGTGCATTGTTGATTAATGTTAGTGATACCGTATCCACAACCCGTATCGATTCAGGTCTTGTTAGTGTAGTAGCAAGAAACACTGTAGAAAGAACAGATGTAACTGGAGACGGAACAGATTATGTGGTTCCATTTGATGATTTGGTATCTGGTAGTGCAAGTGATTTTGATGTAACAACAGGCATCTTTACTGCTCCTATTGGAGGTCTGTATATGTTCACATCAAGCCTTAGAGTAATAGGTGGTTCTACTCATGATAATGCGGTTATATCGCTACACTTTTCAAATAATCCTGTGTATGTCAGATCGGCAGAATATGCCACAGATCAGACAACACAGAATGTATCCATTAGCGGCATTACCAGATACATGAGAAGCGGTGATACAGTCGAGGTTATTGTCTCGGTGGCAGGTGGAACCAAGACAGTTGAAGTTCAGGGCGAAGGACAGAACTGCTACTTTATGGCAACATTATTAGGTTAAAACAATGGCTCAACCAACTCTTAAAGAAGTCCTTCAAGGAATCCCACAAGCAGCACAAACGCTTAAGGCTTTGGGTAAAAATACCTTGAAAGATATGCTTCCAAAAAAGAAAAAGAAACCCTGTAAATAGATGGCTACATTAAAAGAAATACTACAGGGAGTTCCTCAGGCAGCAAGAACAGTAAAATCATTGATTGGTAATGCTACAAGACCAATTTATGACGACTATGCGCAATTGTGGGGTAAAGGATCGAACTTAAGAAATGATGCTAATTTATTGAAAGGCAAGATAGGAAAATTAGTCCCCCCACAATCAGCTTTTAATAGTCCTTACAATATGTCAGAATGGTCTCTTAAAGCAGCATTAAACGCACCTATGGGGCTATCGATGAAACCAAAAGACATATTGACTTTATATCATGGGTCACATGAACCTATATCTGAAATAAAACGATTTGTAGGCCCATTTGATGGCTTGTTTACGTCCGCAGATATGCAAGCAGCAAAATCACATGGTGATGTTGTAACAAAATTTGATGTTGATTTAAATAAGATAGGTGATGATTTTTCAGATAATTATGATGACGTTATTAATTTAATAAAAGAACGATATCCTGAAGCATCTATGGATCAAATAGAGGATTATTTATACCCTGCTATATCTGATGATACTCCTGTATTCAGCATGAATCATGATGAATTAAAAAGCATAACTGGAATGGATGATATTGGCGAGATAGCATGGCAATTACAGAACGATAGAGGAATGATAGGTAAAGAATTAGGTTATGATGCCATAAAAATGAAAGATGAACATGGGACATCTTATTTTTTACCTTATGGAACAAAAGCAAATATAAAAAAATGACCACACAATACAATCTTTTTGGCTTAGGTACACAATCAAAGTCAAGTAACTTCACAGCTGCAAAGCGGCTGAATTGCTACTATGATTTGCAAAAGACTGGTGACAAAGCCAATGTAGTTGCCTATGGGACACCTGGTTTAACTGAATTTCTACAAATATCTGACCAGAAAATATCAGGCATCCACTATGTAGAAAAATCAGATCGTGTATTTATTGTGCAAGGCAGGTTTATGTACCGTGTCCGTAGTAATGGCACATATCTACAACGTGGCGAGCTAAACGGTGTTCCTGGTTCTTATGTGGGGATGGCTAACAATGGCGATCAGGTGGCTATATTTGATGGTGTTTACGCATATATACTGGACATACCTACTGGTGTATTTACAGACATAACAGCATCATTACCTTGGGTAACAACTCCAGGAACAGACCTTGCCGGGAACAGTGTTACCTTCCTTGATGGTCGCCTTATTGCCCGCAGGCCTGGGACTGGTCAGTTTTATATGTCTGGTTTGTATGATGGCTTGACTTGGGGAGCTCTTGATTTTGCTACAGCAGAAAACCTTCCAGATCAGCTTGTCGATGTAATGGCAGATAAAGGCAACCTTGCTTTGATTGGTAGCCTTAGCATTGAAATATGGGCGAATGTTGGGGATCCAGTATTTCCATATCAACGAATTAATGCAACACCAACAGACGGTGGATGTGCTGCTCGATGGTCATTACAGAAATGTAAGTCATCTATTACAGGGCTATTCAGAAATAAGGCAGGTGCATTGTCTGTTTGTATTTTGGATGGTTATCAGTTGATACCTATATCAGATTTTGATATGGATTACATAATCAATGGATATTCAAATACTCATGATGCCGTAGGTTACAGTTATGTTTTGAATGGTCGGCAGTTTTACCAGATAAGTTTCCCTACAGAAGAAAAAACCTGGCTGTATGACTTTGAATCGCAATGCTGGTCACAACTAAAAAGCCAATACTCTAACAGGCATTATGGGGACATTGGTACAGCTTATAATAACCTACATTTTGTAACCGATTATCGTAACGGCAAGCTATACACTCTTGATGTAAACAACTACACAGATAATGGCGACAGAATTGAGAGGGAAATAATTGGCACTCATTTAACTGTGCCAAGCATGAATTACTCAATCATTAATAGATTAAGAGTTGATTGTGAAACAGGGACAGGAAGCCCAGTACTAAACCCACAGCTTATGCTCTCAGTATCAAGAGATTATGGTCATAATTTTGGTAATGAGATATGGCAAAACATGGGTAAATCTGGCGAATATACTAAGCGGTGCGAATGGCGTAGGTTAGGAAGGTCAAGAGATTGGGTATTCAAACTAAGAATGACTGATAATGCAAAATTTGCTATAATCGGGGCAATAGTTGAAGCAAAGGAACTAAACAAATGAAAATTGAAGAAAAAATAAATCTTGTCTCCTCTTATACAAAGTCATTTGATATTATGAAACGTAGCATTGGCGATGGATGGCCAAAAGAATGGCGGTGCAGATGCATATCTTGCAAGAGTGGTGGTTTTACTTATGCTGGTTTTGGCGATACATTGGAAGAATCTCTAGACAATGTTATTCATGCTCATAATGAACAATGCATAATTAAATGAAGCCACCAATAGCCCCTGTACAAACACCAATTGATAGTGACATCCCTATCGCTTGGCGCATCTATTTTAATCAATTACAAACCCATTTATCACACCTTCCTAACGCCGGTGAAGCACTTCCAGAATATGCAGATGATACCGCAGCAGAGGCAGGAGGTTTGACTATTTATGGTTATTACAGGACAGGATCAATTGTCAAACAGCGAGTCGTTTAATTTTCCAATGTTATTAGAGAACGTCAGCTTTGACGTTACTCAATATAACAACAGAGAGAAGATTGAAATAATTGAGTGGTTGATACTGAACAGCAATAACAACATTGCTGATGAATTACCAGTAAAGCATATTGTCTATGGTGGTATGTACGCTAGGGAATTGTTTATACCTGAAGGAGTAGTATTAACAGGCAAGATTCATTTAGAGGATCACATCTGTTTTTTATCTGAGGGTGATTTATCTGTTATGACCGATGATGGCATCAAAAGAGTACAAGCGCCTTACGTGTTTAGTGCCAAAGCAGGTATAAAGAAAATAGGCTATGCACACACAGACTGTACATTCACAACTGTGCATAAAACTGATTTAACAGATATTGATGAAATAGAAAAAGTGCTTTTTAGTGATGGCAATATTGAATGGGTTGGTGAACTAATGAACAAACAACTGGAGTTAACATAATGTCCGCCGCAATTTCGGCAGCTGCCATCGGCGCTGCAACATCAATAGGGATGGGGGTGGCTAATGCTTCTAGTGGCAAAAAAGCCAATGCCAACGCATCCAAGGCCAATTTTGAGCAAGCTGTATTGAACATGAAGATGCTCGATGCAGGCAGGAATGAAGCTAACCAAGCATTACAACCATGGGTTGAGTCAGGAACACAGGCTAACGCACAGTTGCAACAAGAATTACAAGGTTACAAACCTTATGGCATGGAGCAATACAGACAAGACCCTGGATTTACTCCAATGGTCAATAGCCTTGAAGAATTACAGCGCACTCCAGGCTACCAATTCCAACTTGAGCAAGGACAGCAAGCAATAGACAATAGTGCAGCAGCTAGAGGCTCATTGCTCTCCGGACGGCAAATAAAAGCCACTAACGACTATGCTCAGAATGTTGCATCAACTGGTTATCAATCAGCATGGGATAGAGCACAAAGAGCCTATCAATCAGCTTTTGATAGAAACAGATCACAGCAGCAACAGCGCTTTAGTCAATTAGGCTTTGCATCTGGACAGGGACAACAGGCAGCAGGACAACAAGGTGCAAACACCTTAAATGCTTTCAATCAGATTGCAGGTGGCAATACTAACAACATCAATACTCAAACTGGTTTGATGATGGATAATACTGCTACTACACAAGGATTTAACAATACCATTGGCACATCATTGCAAGACCTATTAGGCAACAAACAGGTTCAACGTGGTGTGTATAGCTTGTTCAATAAACAAGATATTCCAAACCAAGCTCAATCAAATTTAAATAACGCGGCGTATAGCGCAGCTGATAGTTACATGCCTAAAGTTTACATGGGATAGAGCAATGCCATACATAGCCCCAACACAATATCAGGATCGCAGAGCATTGATGGCTAATACTGATGCTCAAGAGCAGCAAACAGAGTCATCACAACTCAGAAATATGCTATTAGGACAGGAAAACCAACGTGCTAATGCCTTGAGACAAATATACAGTCAAGGCAGACAACCAACTGTTGAACAGATTGGCGCTGTTGATCCGAATGCGGCAATGGAATATCAAAATAATCAATCTTTGCAATCACAAAGAGAATCAGAGAACATGATGCGTAAACAATCCGCATTAAAAGGCATTATGACTCGATTTAGAGAAGTAGCCTTACAAAGAGGTTATGATCCATCAAGACCAGAAACACAACACATACTTGAAGATTTAAGGCCGGCATTTACACCTTACATCGAATCTGTAACTGGTCAAAAGGCTAGTGACGACCCTGTGTCATGGGATAATGTTGTGGCCCTATCTGATATGACTCCTGGCGAGTTAGCTCAACAAAAAACACAATCAGAAATAAGCAAAATTCAGCAAGTAATGCCTTATGAACTTGAGCAAGAAAGGCAAAAGCAACAAATAGGCAATGAATACGATATTGCAAAACAACAGACTATCATTCCTATGCAAATTTCCCGTGAAAAGGAAATAGAGCAATATAAGGCAGATATTGCTAATCAACGTGAGAGACAAAAAGCAGAAGCAGACGTTTACAAAGAAAAGTCTAAACTTGATCAACAAGCTGATCGTGATTATGTTGCTGCAACAAGCGCAATCAATGAAGCATTGCCTTTATTATCAGTAGCGACACAATCAGGTATTGGCAAGCAAGCAGATGCAGCAATGGCTTATTTTGGACAAAGCACAGAAGGAGCAGATGCAGCAGCAGCATTAAAGACTATCGGTGCAAGATTGGTTGGTTTTCAGCCCAAAATGTCAGGCCCACAATCAGATCGTGACGCACAGCTTTATAGAGAAATGTCTGGTCAAATTGGTGATGATTCTTTACCTATGTCTCGCAGAATTAAAGCATTGCAGTCCGTTAAAAATTTAATGGATGAACAGGCCAAGTATAGAGGTTCAGAAGTTCGTAGTGTAGGCGCAACAGGATCATGGGGAGAACCAACACAAATACCACAAGGCGCAATAATTCAAGTTAGCCCAAGCACAGGTAAGCGCAGATATAGTGTTGATGGTGGTCAATCATGGCAAATGGTAAAGTAAATGGCTAAATATGCTGTTGGCGATAGATTATTAAATGCTTTAATTAAACAGGAATCAGGTGGCAATAATAATGCTGTCTCTCCTGTAGGTGCGCGTGGAGTAACTCAGGTTATGCCGAATACTGCTCGTGATCCTGGTTATGGTGTACAGCCTATGCGTAACAAAACAGAGCAGGAATATAAGCGTTTTGGTCGTGAATACCTGGGCGCAATGCTAAACAAATATAACGGCGATCTTAATCTTGCGCTTGCGGCTTATAACGCTGGCCCTGGTCGAGTTGATAAAGCTGGTGGTGTACCTAATATTCCTGAAACACAAAACTATGTTAAAAACATACTTAATACTTTGAATCCCATAGGTTCAGCAGAAGCAGCAACTGGTGAAGATGACCCTGGTGACTGGATTACAGAAAATACTCAACAATCAAATGAAAATGATCCAGGAGACTGGGTTAATGAAGGTCAAAATACTGATTGGGAAGGGTCAACAGGACAGATGCCTGGGATAGGTGAGCGTGCACTAAAGAATTTACCTAGAGATATTCAGAATATAGGACAAAGCACTATTGATACAGTATTACATCCAATAGACACGGCTTCTGGACTTGCTTCTGTTGTTCGTGGCGGTATGCAGAGTGCGTTACCTGATGATGTAACTAATTATCTTGTCGAAAAAGGTATAACACCAGAATCAAGACAAAATTTCAAATCATTTATTGATCCACTCAAGAAAGACTTTGGAAGTGTGGAAGGCTTTAAGGAAGCCATAGCAGAAAGACCAGCATCAACATTTCTTAACGTTTCTAGTGTTCTATCTGGAGCTGGTAGTTTAGCTAAAGCATTAAAAGGGAAGGCTATCTCGGAAGGATTACAAGCTAGCGTAAAAGAAGCTAATAGACAAAATGCTTTAAATGCACCAAAAGCAGATGTTTTGCATAGAGGACAGCAAGCAGGTTTGGTTATTCCAAAATCAGAAGTTGCTCCAAGCTTTGCGAATAATAGACTAGAGGGGTTTGCAGGTAAAGCAGCAATGAATCAAGAGTCTATTTTAAAGAACCAGAAAATAGTAACTGATTTGGCAAGAAAATCATTAGGAATTGCAGATGATCAACCATTAAGTGTTGATGTACTGAATAAATACAGGAAAGCAAAATCTGCACCTTATGAAGAAGTGGCAAATTTACCAACACAACCAAGTTTAGCTCGTGGATATTCAACAAACTCAATAGCGCAAACAAATTCAAAACAGGATTTATTTAATTTGAGGCAAGCAAGGAATGATGCGCAAGGCTGGTATGAAGCAGCAAAGCGATCTGCTAGTCCAGATGATATGAAAAAAGCAAGACAAGCTGAAGCATTAGCAACACAACTGGAGGACAGGCTAGAGCAGCGTGCAATTGCAGCAAATAAGCCTGAACTACTCAATCAACTGCGTGAAGCACGTAGAGACATAGCAAAATCTTATGATGTTGAAAAAGCCTTGAATGTAGCTACAGGTGAAGTTGATCCAGCTATTATAGGCAATCTTTTAGATAAAGGGTCGCCATTAACAGGTGATCTTAAATTGATTGGTGAATTTAAAGAAGCTTTCCCAAAATACATGAAAGCAGGCGAAAAAGCCCAGGTTCCAGGAGTGTCAAAAGTAGAGGCTATCACATCATTACTAATGGGGACAGGTGGAGCAGCAGCAGCCGGTCCATTTGGAGCATTGGCGGCAGTTGTACCACTAATGAGCACACCTGTAAGAGAATTGTTATTGAGCAAGCCATATCAACGAAAATTTGTTAAAATAGCTAAAACTAATCCAAGCAAAGCGGCTATAATACTTGACAAAGCAGTAAATAAAAGCACTACTGCGCCAATGTTGGCAAATATGTTAAACCAAAGACAGGAACGATAATGTTAATTGCGCTTGTATTAATGATAAGTATTGTTTTAATCCTTGCTATAGATGAGCGTGCGTGATGGCAAAGCTAAGTCCTGTTTTTAACGATGAGCAATTAGATGATAATGGCTTACCGCTTGTCGGTGGAGAGATTATATTCTACCTTGGTGGAACTGATACTGTAACAGATACTTATACTAACAGCTCAGGAACAACATTACAAACATCGCCAATAGTTCTTAATTTTCGTGGTGAACCTCCTTTTCCAATATGGTTGCAAGATGGTCTGTCATATAAGGTTAGACTATTTGATTCAAATAGTGTCTTAATCAGAGAATATAATGATATTACCGGCATTAATGACGCAACGATTGCAGCATCAACTAACTCAGAATGGACAGGGAACTATGATGCAACCTACATTAGCGCAACTTCATTTTCTGTTCTAGGTGATCAAACTACAATCCTTCATGTTAACCGAAGAACAAAAAGCCAAGCTACTGGTGGGCTTGTCTATGGCACAATAACATCATCAACATTCGCGGCTGGTATAACCACGATAGTCCAGGTTAATGATGGCATTCCATTAGACTCAGGACTTACAGAGACTCAATACGGCATACTATCTTATTCACCAAAAAGCTTTCTTCCTTCTGTCCCTTCCGGGTCAAAGATGATGTTTTTCCAGGCTGCTGCTCCTGTTGGATGGACACAGGATACAACTCATAACAACAAAATGCTGAGAGTTGTCAGTGGCTCTGGCGGTGGCTCTGGTGGTAGTGATTCGCCTATTATCAATAACAAGGTTGCCTCACACACTCACACATTTACAACCGGCAATAATAGCGTAGACCATAGTCATACTTACACAATCCCTAATGCAACCACAGCATCCTACGGAGCAGGTGTATTAAGTGCTGTACCATCTATAACATCAGCCAGCACAGGTGGAGCTAGCGCAGTGCATACGCATGCTGGGACAACTGATGCTAATGGTAGTGCATCAAACTGGACTCCAATGTATGTTGATATGATTTTGTGCGCTAAGGATTGATATGATTGAAACAGTTATCACATGTCCTTTAGGTTCAAAATGCGAAGAAATAAAAGACAATAAACTTCACCGATGCGCATGGTACACTCAGTTACAAGGCGAAAACCCACAAACACAAGAGCGAGTAGACACATGGAATTGCTCACTAGCCTGGATGCCAATATTATTAGTAGAAAACGCAGGAACTAATCGCGGTCAAACGGCTGCGCTAGAATCATTCAGAAACGCAGTAGTTTTAAGGAAACTCGAACATGGCAATTAATGTACAAACATCAACTCAATACCAAGGATTGATTGAAGAAGCTGGATCACCTAAGAAAGATACTATAAATGATAATCGTATTTATAGCAGTTTATCAGAAAGGCCAAGTGCATCTGATTTTGGCACTGGTACGGCACAAGTTGGTTCATTAGTATATGCATCAGATGGTGTTGAATGGACACGAATTGATTCATCACTAGGATCAAATACAATAGCTTATATAGGTGACTCAAGAGCAACCTATGGCAACAGGCCATACTGGAAAAGTGCAGTTATTCACTCAAATGGTAGTTATCAAGGGTTGCCATTAACACTAAGTGGCTGTGGGCCTGCTATAACAGCAGATGATGTTACGGGGGCGACATGTACACTTGAATACAGGGCGTCGGATGGCAAATTTAGATGGACAGCCCCAAGTGATACTGCTGGTGAATGGACTCTTTTAAACTCCTTAACAACATCTCAGATATTGCAAAGCGGAACTACAGGCAAATGGTTAAGGCTTAAAGTACATAATAACACATCATACCCTGCCAGCGATGTGACACTTTCAGTAGACGTTTCAGGGTCATTAATTTGGGGGAAAGAAGCCAGGGGCTATAATACTTGGTTATCTGCTAAGTTAAGAATACCAGCTGCAAATGTACAACATCTAGGGGTTCCGGGGCAAACAACAACAGGGCTGTTTAACAGCATTGCTCAGCACACAGCAGAGACAACAGAGCAAGGTGTTGATTTCATACGCATAGGTACTAATGATATAACCGGAATGACGGATTCCCCAACGGCTACAACATCCTTGGTTACTATGAAGGCTAACATTGAAGCTTATGTGAAGTCGCGTTGGGATTTAGGCCGTTTTGTAGTATTACTAGGAGAGACAGCAAGGTTAAAATCTGGAACAATAGCTTCATCACCTGTAGCGATGGACGCTTGGCAGCTATCTGCACTATTAGACTACAACCAGTGGCTATCTGATTTAGCCAAAGCAAACTCAAATAGATGTAGATATGTTGATCTTTACGAGTTAACGGTGGATGCCACAACGACAGACGGCCGGCCGACTGCGAGAGCATTGAATGATCATGTTCACGATAGCATTCAGGGCGCAATAGATGTAACAAATAAGATATATACAGAGATATCCAGTATTGTACCTACATGGAAATCATATCCTGTCGGAAAAACAGGAAACGGTTTCGGCACCAATGCCAGTCTACAAGCAACCACGACTGCATCCGGTACAGGTTCAAGCGGTGTTATGCCTTCAACAATATCCAGCACTCTAGCACAGGCAGCTGGTACGTGTACTGTTTCTGGTGCGGCAGTGTCGCGCGGAGCTGGATATTCATCAAACTGGTTTGAAATGACCTGTGCAGCAACAGCCGATAGTTCTATCATACAGTGGAGAACAGCATCAAAAACACTTGCTGCGCTAGGAAAATCAGTTGGGGATACAGTATCTTTTCAAATAGAGGCTGATGTAGCAAATAGTACATTAGTAAATTATATCGACATATTTATACAATTTATATCAACGTCTCCACTCATGAGTTTGTATCTAATGAGCAAGCATACAGTAACGACACCAAATGAAGCTGACGTTTCTTTTTCAGGGATTTTTACCTCTGAACCATGTGTTATACCTACTGGAACTACAGCAATAACGGCTTATGTGTACGTTGGTATGCAAAATGGTGGGTCATCTGTCGTAAAACTGGTTAATATAGCAATTGAATAATTATGAACATAAAAGAACCTTCAACTAAACGCGGAATAATCTGGATCATCACTGGCGCATTAGGATATGCCGGGTGGTGGTTCGGTAAGGACATTACACCTGTTATCCTCCTTGGGACAACTATAGCAGGTAGTTTAGGTGTTGCACTTGATGATGATAAGGATTAAACATGCATGAACAGAGAGTTATGTTGCGACGAGAGATTGATAAACAACGTTTTGAACATTGCCCAAAATATGAAAGGCATGACTTATCGGAAGATCAGATTATCGATATAGTTAAACGAATACGCCAGGAAGATAATGCGGAGCTTGGTGCATTTATAAAGCAGACTGGTAAGGATTGGTTCCCTAAAGTTATTTTCTTTGTTGGTGGAGGAATCTATTTACTTATGCGTTGGTTTGAAAACCATGGGATAAAGATATTATGAAAACAATAGTCAATGTAGCAATAGCAACGTTACTGATAATATGGATAAGTTCTGTTGTTATGTTGGTTATTCATCTTTGGTAAAAAATGATCTCAAAAGAAGAATATCTTGATGCTTTGTGTCATCCTTTTGAAAATAAAGTGATCGACACATGCTTGGCTATTCTTCTTTTTTGTATATCTATGGGGTCCCTTGCTCTTGCTATTCATCTTTCGATAAAACCTTATCCAGTCTCTTTAGGTTATAAGCTTTCAAAGTTTCTTATGGAGAATGACGCAACTGCCTGTTATGGGCAAAACACTAAACAAAACAGAGATAAAAGCAAATGAAAAAATTATTGTTATCACTAAGTTTATTGCTTGTTATTCCACAAGCAGAAGCTTTGAGTCCAGGAATAATATATAAGAATGATCCTTATTGTGGCTTGTTTGGAGGCGCATGTCCTCAAACATTCATGTATAACAGGACTGGACAAAAAGCATTAGCCAGATACAACCCAAATGGGAAAAACTATTGTAATTCAGCAGCAATGAATGTCTGGATTATGGGCCATCCAAACAATGCTTATGGCATTGGATTTTCTACAGAAGATTGGCAGGATTTGGAGATAGCTAAACAAAAAACAGGAGGTTATTACAGGTGGGGTTGCTGCTATACCGGTGACCCAGTAACAAAAACTTGTTTACAGTAGGTTGTAC